ACCAGATATCGGATACAAAGTTGTCGACATCATGGAAGCTTGGTACGGCGATCAGTTGTTGATCCCCAAAGCTGTTGAAGAGTTGACCCGCATTTACCGTACTTCCAACTGGAATGACTTGGACGGTAATCCATATTATTACTTCCGTAGCCGCACGCAAGAGATTACGCTGGTTCCAAAACCAAAAGTTACTGAGGCTGCTAAGTTGAAACTGCGCGTTGCGCTTGTGCCTTCACGTTCTTCATCTGTGATTGACGAAGAAGTTTTTGAGCGTTACTACGAAATCATCACGCTGGGTGCTCGTGCGCGTTTGTACGACACACCCAACCAACCTTACTACGAGCCTAAGTCGGCTCAGTTATATCTGAAGCGTTTCAGTGATGGTATGAACGAAGTCCGCACCCGTGTGGCAAAAGGTTTGACCCGTGCTGCTGTTCAAATTGAATATCAAAGGTTTGTATGACCGCTGCTGCCTATAATTTTGTCATTGAACAAGGTGCTACTCTAGACAAAACGTTTGTTTGGAAAGACAGCACTGGAACGATCATTAACTTGACGGGCTACACAGCTCGGATGCAGATTCGCCAGACGGTCAGCTCTAGCACAATTTTGCTGGACTTGTCTACCCTGAATGGTCGGATCGTCATTACTGCGTTGTCGGGTCAGATTCGCCTGCTTGTGTCCGCAGCCGATACCGGCGCTATTACTTGGCAGCGCGGAAAATACGACTTAGAATTGGTTTCTTCTACTGGTGTCGTTACACGCTTGTTGTACGGTGAAGTTGAAGTTTCTAAAGAGGTAACTCGATGAGCTATACGATTGTTGAAGAAATAGACACAGGCACAACGCTTATTGTTGAAGACCTACCTATTGCTCCTACAATTGTTGAAGTGCTTTCCCAAGGCCCTCAAGGTCCTGTTGGAGCTACAGGCTCAGGTTTAAAGATTGATCAGACTGTTTCAACAGTGGCAGATTTGCCTACTACTGGTACTCCCGGGCAGTCGGTATTTGTTGCAGCGACAGGCAAAATTTATATTTGGAGCGCATGATGGCATGGGTTGATGCTGGTCCTCTTTCCGGTCCAACCGGCCCAACTGGTGCAGCAGGCACCGGTATTACTATTAAAGGTTCTGTTGCTACTGTTGGCGACTTGCCTTCTACAGGCAACTCCGTTGGCGATACTTATATTGTTGCTTCTACAGGTCACTTGTACGCTTGGAATGGCGCAGCTTGGGTTGACTCAGGTCAGGTTGTAGGTCCTACAGGCCCGACTGGTGCACAAGGTATTCAAGGTGTTCTTGGCCCAACAGGACCTCAGGGCGTTCAAGGTGTTCAAGGTAATGTAGGCCCAACCGGTGCAGTCGGCCCTACTGGAGCTCAAGGCATTCAGGGTGTTGTAGGCCCAACAGGTCCTACAGGTATTCAAGGTAATGTTGGCCCTACGGGCGCACAAGGTATCCAAGGTGTTACAGGTCCTACTGGACCTACTGGTGCTCAAGGTATCCAAGGTAACGTCGGACCAACCGGCGCTCAGGGTATCCAAGGTGTAGTTGGCCCAACCGGCCCAACTGGCGATCAAGGTATCCAAGGTGTTACTGGTCCTACAGGTTCTACTGGTGCCGCAGGTGCCGCTGGTGATAAGTACAAAACCACCAGTACATCTTCTTTGGCTATTACTGTAGGTACAAATAAATCAATCACGATTGGTACAGGGCTTTCCTACAGTCAAGCTCAGCACATCATCGTTAGCTACACTGGTGTAGCTGGTAACTACTTGAACGGTCCTGTTGTTTCTTACAACAGCGCAACTGGCGCTTTGGTATTTGATGCTTTGACCGTTACAGGTTCTGGTACGTATACAAGCTGGACGGTCAATCTAGATGGTGCACAAGGTATTCAAGGTCCTACCGGTCCTACAGGCGCAGCCTCGACAGTTCAAGGTCCTACCGGTCCTACTGGTCCCACCGGAGCTCAAGGTATTCAGGGTGTCACCGGTCCTACAGGACCACAAGGAATCCAAGGCGTTGTAGGTCCTACAGGCCCCACAGGCGCGCAAGGTATTCAAGGCATTCAGGGTGTGCAGGGTAACCAAGGTATTCAAGGTCCTACCGGTCCTACCGGTCCTACTGGAACTCAAGGTATTCAGGGCGTCACTGGCCCTACAGGCGCTACTGGAGCACAAGGTAATGTTGGGCCTACAGGTGCGCAAGGCGTACAGGGTATTCAAGGTGTACAAGGTAATTTAGGTCCTACAGGCGCAACAGGTCCCCAAGGCGCAACTGGCGCAGATTCAACTGTTATAGGCCCCACAGGTCCTACTGGTGCTGTTGGCCCGACTGGCGGAGCTGGCCCTACAGGCGCTCCTGGTTTTGGTTATCCATTTTCTGCAACGACATACTCGTTTACAGGTGATGGCACTACAACAACATTCACAATTGGTTCCGGCTTTACTGCTGACAATGTGTTTGTTAGTTTGAACGGCGTTGGGCAGAAACCAACAACTGACTACACTGTTACTGGTACAACCCTTACTTTTACAGTAGCCCCTGCGTCTGGCCATTCAATTGTCGCTCGTACACTTAAAGGTGACGGCCCAACCGGTCCTACAGGCCCATCCATTACAGGCCCCACAGGCCCTACTGGCGCTCAAGGCATTCAAGGTACTGTTGGTCCAACAGGCGCACAAGGTATTCAAGGCATTCAAGGTAATACTGGTAATGTCGGACCCACAGGTCCAACTGGCGATCAGGGTATTCAGGGTGTTGTTGGACCCACAGGTGCTCAAGGCATTCAGGGCGTTGTAGGTCCTACAGGCCCAACAGGTTCTACTGGTGCACAGGGTATCCAAGGCGTGGTTGGCCCAACAGGTCCAACGGGCGCACAAGGTGTCGCTGGCCCAACTGGTTCACAAGGCTCTCAAGGTACTGTCGGCCCTACAGGTCCTCAAGGTATTCAGGGTAGCCAAGGTATTCAGGGTACTGTTGGCCCGACTGGCGCAGATGGTATTACTGGTCCCACAGGCCCTCAAGGTCCTCAAGGTTACCAAGGTATTCAAGGCAATAGTGGAGCTACCGGCCCCACAGGCGCTGCTGGCGCTAATGGCGATAGATACCTGACTACCAGCACATCTACTGTTACTGTCAGTAATGGTTCAAAAACTTTGACCATTGGCACTGGGCTTGCATATAGCGAAGCTCAAAACATCATCGTTAGCTATAACGGCGATACCATTACACATATGCATGGACCTGTTATTTCATATAACAGTTCTACGGGTGTATTGGTATTTGACTGCGTTAGTAATACAGGCTCAGGTACTTATGCTGATTGGACAATCAATCTTGATGGTGCTCAGGGCGTTGCTGGACCTACAGGCCCAACAGGTGCTACAGGTGCTGCATCTACAGTGGCTGGCCCTACTGGCCCCGCAGGTGCTACTGGCGCAAGCGTAACAGGACCCACTGGCCCAACTGGTGCTGATGGTACTGCTGGCCCCACAGGCCCACAAGGTAACCAAGGCATTCAGGGTATCCAAGGCGTTCAAGGAAACGCAGGTCCTACTGGCCCTACAGGTACTGCTGGCTCTGCCGGTTCTGCTGGCCCTACAGGCCCCACTGGATCAACTGGTGCGGCTTCTACTGTTGCCGGTCCCACAGGTCCCACGGGTTCTGCTGGTGCAGCCTCTACTGTTGCTGGTCCTACAGGCCCTGCTGGTTCTGCTGGTTCTGCTGGCCCTACTGGTCCACAGGGTGCACAAGGTCCTACAGGCCCCACAGGTTCCCAAGGCGCTCAGGGTATCCAAGGCGTTCAAGGCACTCAAGGTACTGCTGGTCCTACAGGTCCGACGGGTAGTTCTGGTTCTGCCGGTCCTACAGGCCCTGCTGGTACTCCTGCGACAACGACTTACACACGCACAAGCTTTACAGCGTCTGCTGCTCAAGCCACATTTACAGTGGCTTATGTAGTCGGTTTTGTGGCTGTTTACCAAAATGGCGTGTTGCTTAACGGGGCTGACTACACGGCTACTGATGGCGCAAGCATTGTTCTGGGAACTCCTGCAGCAGCTGGTGACATCATTGAAACTGTGGCTTACACGGTTACAAATATCGCTGCGCCAACAGGCCCCACAGGACCTACAGGTTCTACTGGTACAACAGGTTCGTCCGGCCCAACTGGTCCAACAGGTGCATCTGGTACGGCGTTGACTGCAGCAACCCAAACCTTTACAGGTGACGGTACAACAACTGCGTTTACGATTACAACCGGCTACACAGTTGATAACTTGTTTGTGTTCCTGAACGGTGTTTGCTTGGCTCCGACATCTGATTACACAGTTGTTGGTACTACACTAACATTTGGTTCAGCACCACTTTCTGGGCAAGCAATTGTTGTTCGCCAGCTTAAATAATTTTTGAGGTAACCCAATGACAATCGCAGCAATATTCTCAAAATTTGCCAACAAGGTGAATTCGCTTGGTACAGCGTTTAACGAAACGGTGTATGCGATTACCGATGGAGCATCCGTAGATATCAACCCAGCCAACGGCACCATTCAAACATGGACGCTGGCAGCTAGTCGTACCCCAACGGCTACTTCATTTCTGTCTGGGCAGAGTGTAACTTTGATGGTCGCAGGTACAACTAATACTATTACTTGGACAACAATGGCGGTAACATGGGTGGGTGGAACTGCACCTACTTTGCCAACTAGTGGCAACGCAGTGATCGAATTGTGGAAAGTTAACTCAACAATCTACGGAGCTTCCGTTGGGAATGTAGCCTAATGTTTTTGACCCATGCCTTACGTGCCATCTACCGTGCTGCTGTCGTCACTGGCGACACGCTGTGGAAATATGTATCTTTATTGATTAGTGGGGCTCCCGCTGCCAGAACATTTGTTTCTGATGCCAGCGTCAACAATGCAGTATTGACATTGAATGGCGATACACGCCCAAGCAATTTCAGCCCCTACACGCAAGGCTACTACAGCAACTACTTTGATGGTACTGGCGACTACTTAAGTGCATCCTCTCCGACTGTAATAGGCGCAGGGCAATTTACGGTAGAAGCTTGGATATATATGACAGTTAGCGCAAACTCTACTGTCTTTGCCTCAGGGCAGTTCTGGTTTAAGTTGGATAGTGCAACAAGTATTAGTCTTGTCCAAGGGGGCGTCGCTAACATACTTACAGCATCTTCACTACCTACTGTACTGAATCGATGGGCTCATATTGCAGTTACTAGAAATTCATCAAATCTTATCCAGATTTGGTTAGACGGTGTTTCTCGCGCTTCAATAACAAGTACTGCAAATTTTACATCTTCTACCAATGCTCGAGTTGGTATGGAATCAATTTCTTCAATTGAACCTTTTACTGGAAACATTTCCAATCTTCGTGTTGTCAAAGATACAGCTGTATACACAGCCAACTTTACTCCGTCTACAGCTCCGCTGACAGCAATCAGTGGTACATCGCTTCTGACTTGCCAGTCCAGCAGATTCATTGACAACAGCCAGAACAATTACACCATCACAAAGACCGGCGACACGACTGTCAGTGGATTCCAGCCTTTCACACAGCCAACATCTGCAAACGTCAATACTTTGTACAGCACGTATTTTGATGGCACTGGTGATTATTTAGAAGCAGCGTCAAATGCAGCATTTGCTTTGCCGGGCGATTTTACTTTTGAGCTTTGGTTTAGATCAAACAACACTGGAGCAACTAGTCAATGGTGTGAAGTTCCAGTT